AGATTACATTGCAAAAACTTATATAAGAAAAGATTTAACGAATCCTTATATTGAAACAAAAGGCGATAAAATTTATTTTTTACCTGAGTCCTCGGAGTCGAGGAAATCCTACACTTAAGTTCTTACGAACAACAAAGGAGAAACAACTATGGTCGCATGGGATCAAGCCAAAGGAAAACAATCCTCTGGTTCAAATCAACGAAGAGAAATTGAAAGACTAACATTAGGTGTTGGTGATACTAAAGTACGTCTAATTGGAGATGTAATGCCTCGTTACTGCTACTGGGTAGTAACTAAAGAAGGTAAGAAGATGCCTGTTGAATGTCTTCAGTTCTCGCGTGAGACAGAATCTTTCGATAATTCTGCTCAAGACCCTTTCAAAGAAATTGATGAAGCTATCTACTCTGATAAGCCCCAATTTTCTTATGTTTGTAACGTAATTGATCGTTCAGATGGCTCAATTAAGCTGTTTGACCTTCGTGCTACTATCTATTCACAGATTGTAGATTACGCAACAAATCCAGACTACGGTAATCCTGCAGATCCAAGTAATGGTTATGATATTACCATTAAAAAAGAAAAGACAGGACCTCTACCACAAAATGTTAAGTACTCAATCATTCCAGCTCGTAACAACGCACCTCTTACAGATGCAGAAAAAGAGCTTGAACTATTTGATCTTTCAAAAATCTATAAGCGTCAAACTTATGATGAACAGAAAGAATGGTTGTTACAAAACACCTCTTATTTCGCGGGAGATGTTTCCGACGAATTCAAGCCTGTAGAAGACGTGGATGATTTAGCCTAATGAAAAAATCTTTAGCAGATATGAAACCTGCTAATGGCACAGAAGCACCGAAGGAACGTTCTTTCGGTGCTTTCAAAGCCGTTGAAGGTAATCAAGCAACAATTGATCTTGAGCAATTAAGGAAATATAACATCTTTTTTGCAACTCCTTGTTATGGAGGAATGTTGACTGATCAATTTTTCTTATCGATGTTCCGTGCTTCACAAACACTCATGAGACACGGAATCAACTTTAGAGTAACAACTCTTCGAAACGAATCATTAGTCACTCGTGCACGAAATATTTTAACTGCTATGTTTATGGAATCAGACTGTACTCATCTAATGTTTATTGATTCTGATATCGAGTTTGATGCTGACTCGATTATTCGTGCTCTTGCTTATGATAAGCCAATTATGGCTGCCGCGTATCCGAAAAAAGCGCTTCCAGTTCAGTATGCTATTAATTTTAAGTTTAAAGATATTGAAAAGAAACAAGTACGTGTTGAAAACGGTGCTGTTGAAGTTTTAGATGCGTCAACAGGTTTCTTTTTAGTAAAGCGAGAAGTTTTTGAAAAAATGATGCAAGCTTATCCAGAGCTTCACTATCGTAATGACTCTAATATTGATCCAAAGTTTAACAAGTATTGTTATGCTTTATTTGATACTTGGTTAGATCCTGATGATAATCGTTATTTATCAGAAGACTATACTTTTTGTCGTCGTTGGCAAAAACTTGGTGGAGAAATCTGGTTAGACCCAAATACAAAACTCAACCATGTTGGGAGTTATACTTTTGAAGGTGATGTTGGAAAAATCATTGGCAGAGGCTAAAACTTATCAATTAAAACCAATAACTGGTGAAGAAAGAACCGAATGCTTGAATAATATCATCATTAGAGGAGAAGTCTTTGATGATGAATATCACTGGCCTAATCTTTGTAGATTTTTAGATCAAAATAAACATTTATTCAATAATCAGTATTTTACAAAAGCCCAAACTATTGAAGAGTTTAGAGGGAGAACAATTCCCTTTAAACTCTTGGACTCTCAGAATGAAGTTAGATTTACTTTTAAATCTTATATGAATCTTTGTAGGTTTTTAGGGCAGCAGTTAATTCATGAGTATACTGGAGAATTACATTTTCCAGATAATACAGAATTAACTCGATGGGAAACAGGAAGAGAAATGACTGTGCATTCAGATAACTCTTGGCCTGACGGTGATCAAACTAATCACCCAACATCATTTAGAACATGGTCTGCAATATATTATATAAATGATTTATATGAGGGTGGAGAAATATATTTTCCAAAACTTGACTGGAGTTATAAACCAAAAGCTAATACTCTTTTAATCTTTCCATCGAATGACAAGTTTGTACACGGAGTAACAAAAGTAACTAAAGGTGAAAGATATACTTTTGCTATGTGGTACACCCAAGACTTTCAATATCTGGAGATTTAATTGAAAATAAAACACCTTAAACATGAGTCTCCGGACTGGCAAGTAAATGTGCAATGGATGATAACACTACGGTGTAATTATTCTTGCTCATACTGTACCGCCTATGATAATTCACAACCTTTTGGATTCAAGACTTTAGATGAGTATATTGATGTTTTTACCTATCTTTCTGATTATTTTGGGAATCAAAAGATAAGAATCAGCTTTCTTGGGGGAGAACCAACTCTATATAAACAGTGGGTAGAGTTAGTAAACTGGTTAGTAGATAATAATTTTGTACCGAATATACTAACTAATCTTTCTATCCCACCCAGAACCTATATCCATAAGCTTAATGATAGGACAAAAAAATTTCTGACTGCTAGTTATCACCCAGAAATGACAACACTTGAAGATTTCTGCGAAAATGCAAGGATTTTAGAAGATGCTGGTTATTTAGAATGCGTAGCTTTATTATCAGACCCAAATAATTGGGATCAAGTGCTAAGAGCTTATGAAAAATTAAGTAAAATATGCACTGTAATACCTCTACAAATTCAAGACGAATTTACAGGTAACTATTCCCTCGCAGAAACTATTGTAGATTATACGGAAGAGCAGATGAAATTTTTTAAGGAAGTCTATAAAGAATCAACAAAGGGTCCTATAACTGTAGACACTGGAGAAGAGATACTTCATCTAGGTACTGAGTATGTAAAAGTTAACCATAATAAGTTTAAAGGCATGAAATGTGCAATCGGAAGACATAATCTCCATATTAAATTCAATGGCGATGTCTATCCCAGTGGTTGTCTTCTTAACTACTCAAAAGCTTGTATGGGTAACTTATACAAAAAGAATATTATAAAACCTAAAGGAGCTATCACTTGCCCCTTTAATCAGTGTCCTTGTTCAAGTGATATTTGGATAGAAAAGTGGGCACAAGAGTGACGTGACAACTAGGCAACTCCGTTGCCCCGGCTGCGTCTCTCCGAGACAAACGCTTGAAAACAGCTTTGCGAGCCTTGTACACCAGCTTTTCACCTGCGGTGTAACGTTGTTCACAAGCAACAAACATAAATTAGCACAAAAGAAGAGGAACGTCAATGACAAAAATATTATGTTCAGCAGATTGGCATATTAACCTTCACAAAAAGAAGGTTCCATTTGACTGGCAAGCGGGAAGATTTCGTGAGATGTTCCGTAAGCTGATCGCACTTGAGGCACGTGTGGATGTGCATGTGATAGCTGGAGACATCTTTGATAAAAAACCAGAACCAGATGAAATCTCACTATTTTTGAGCTATATCAATTCAGTCTCAATTCCCACACTGATCATCCCCGGCAATCATGAAGCAACACGCAAAGGAGAAACATTCTTTGAGCACCTTACTGAAAAGAATGCTATTAAAAATCCGCATGTACAGGTATTTACTCGTAACGGATCTGCGCGTGTGGGTAAAACGCTGTTTCAGTTCTTTCCATACGGGGAAGTACAAACAGACAATTTACCACCATATGAAGAGGACGCAATACTCGTTACTCATATACGTGGAGAGGTTCCGCCGCATATTACGCCAGAATATGATTTCTCCCGTCTCTCCAATTGGGGCTTGGTGTTACTTGGTGATTTACACTTTAATCATCGTTACGGTGACACTAACTGCTACTATCCTGGTTCCCCACTTAATACAACTTTTGACCGAGACGAAAAACGAGAGTATGGAGTTGATTTGTACGAGGTTATAGATTCTCACAACTATACACGAGAGTTCTACGATTTAGATTTACCCAAGCTTGTTCGTCGGACAATTAAAGCTGGTGAAGAGATGAAGACAGATTCTCGCCATCATGTAGTATATGAAGTGACTGGTAATATTGATCAACTGTCAAAAATTGAACGCTCAGATCTATTAGATAAAAAGGTAGTAGAAAAGCCATCAGAAGATGCAACTCTTGACCTTAAAAACAAAACAATCTACGAAGAGCTTGAAATCTATCTAAACCATATTAAGGTTGCTGACACAGGACAGGTAATGAATGAGTTCAAAAGTCTCGATATTAGAATGTAATAGAGTCTATTGGGAGTATGATGATGGTTCTTGGTGGAGACCTCAAACTCATCCTTGGGGTAAAATTACTGATGGAGTTAAAGTCAATGTACCAATCTATTCTAGAAGAAGTACTTCTTTTAAATATGATTTAGAATCTTTAGTAGTCAGATTCAATCTCTATAATGATGGTGATTATGTGATCGCAATGAGCGGAGGAATAGATTCAGAAGTAACTGCTCAAGCTTTTTACAATCAAGGAATTAAATTTCGTGTGCTAATACTATCTCTCTTTGATCAAATGAATCGAGGAGATATTATCTGGGCAGTCAAATGGTGTAAAGATAGGGATGTTCCTTACACCATTGTTACACTCTCTCTTGCTCAATTTTTAGGAGAAACTATTCAACAAGCTGTAGAGTGTGGTCAGTTTGTACGCTCTCCGTCACAAATGGCTCTAACACATTTGTTTGAGCATATTGCTTTAGAGGAGATATTAATCTTTTCTGGCCACAATCCTGATTTTCATGACACAATTGGTATTGGGTGGCAGGAAGACTCTCCTAATATGGTTAAATATGCGATCAATATGAGAAAGCACTTTTTTACTTTTACATCACTTGAACCTATCTTTTGTTGGTATGCAGCACACTATGATGGTACAGCTGCTGGAAATAAAAACTGTGAGTTTATCTATAAAGAGTATCCAGACCTTAAAAGAAGACAGAAACTTACTGGTTGGGAGTTTTCTCAACCCTACTATGCTGAAATACAAGAAAAAATAAACGAATTCAATGGTCATATACCTTATGAACCTTTTATAACTTGGGAAAAATTCAAATGAGTCAAATTACGTTAAAAACCCTGAACTTTTCTAATATGTTTTCATATGGGAAAGATAATGTGATTGATCTGCAAAAAGCAAGAATCACACAACTTACTGCTCCTAACGGAAGTGGGAAGTCGTCAATTGCAATGATTATTCAAGAAACTCTTTTTAATAAAAATGTTAAAGGAATTAAAAAATCAGACATACTTAATCGTTGGTCAAAAGAAAAGAACTGGAACTCAGAACTTACTTTTGTTGCTGACGGTAAAGATTATGTTGTAGCAGTAAATCGAGTTGGTGCGCAAACTAAAGTTAAACTTTTAGAAAACGGTGTAGACATTTCTGATCATAAGGTATTAGATACTTATAAATTAATCTCTAACATTGTTGGAGTAGATTTTGATGTATTCTCACAGCTCACATATCAATCTTCTACAGATTTACTTGAGTTCTTAAAAGCAACTGATGCTAATCGAAAAAAGTTCTTAATCAATCTATTTAACCTTGAAAAGTATATTGCAATTGGTGAAACAATTAAAGCTAAAGCTACGGAAAATGACAGAGAACTTTCTAAAATTCAAGGTGAACTGAAATCCATCGAAGACTTTCTTGCTATGGTAACAATACCTGAAGAAATGCAACGAGTTGAAGTACCAGAAGCGGATGAATCAATTCAACAACAAATTGGAGTGTTACAACAAGAGCTTGATAATTATGAAACTACCTGTAAAAAAATAGATCGTAATAATATGTATATTGAAGAGCGTGACTCTCTTCAGTTTGAGGCTGGCCTAACTGCTCCAGCAGAATTTGAGTGGTGGGATCAATACCAAACTCTAAAGCAAGATTTAGTTATGTCTCAACGAACTCAATCAAAACTAAAAGAAGATATTACAAAAATTCGAGTTAATGATACCTGTCCTTCGTGCGGTCAAACTATCGATACCTCTCATCTTGAAACTGTAAAAGTAGAATTGAATGAAAAGCTTGAACATGAAATTACTCAATATAATGCAGGCTTAGATAAAGCCACTCGTTGGAGTGAAGAAATAAAAAAGATAGATGCAGAAAAGACAAAGTATAGTGAAAACAAAAGAAAGATTGAACGATTTGAACACCTCACTCAACTTATTGATAATTCTATTTCAAAAAATTATCCTAATATAGGAGACATTGAAACAAATATTCAAGATCTTAAACAGAAGTGGAAAACTATCTCTGCGGCAGTTTTTGAAGCACAACAACATAATGAACAAGCTGGAATCAATAACGCTAAACGTGAAGCACTAATAGAGCAAAAAAATGATTTTACTTTTAGACAAAAAAGTGTAAAAAATGATATATTAACAAAATCAAATAAAGCTAACTCATTAAATATTTTGAAAAAAGCTTTTAGCACTTCAGGTATAGTTGCTTTTAAGCTTGAGAATTTAACTAAAGAATTAGAA